CGACTGGGCCTTGGCCATCTGCTCAGGGTCGTTCTTGCGCTTGTCCCATAGTGCTTTATTCCAAGCCTTGCGGTCTTCCTTGCTCATTGATCGATAGCGGTCGGCAGAATTCCGGGCCGCTTGTTCCTTGGTCCATAGATAAGACCAATCTGGGAACTTGGATTTCTCGTTTGAGCGCCAGGCTTTTGCTGATTCCTCGTCACCCCACCACGGAAGCGACGGGATCACCTTAGTCGCGCCGTTCATCCCGCGGCGGCGGGCGTAGAGATTCCATGACCCATCCGGCGGGTCCGTCTTCTTGATGCCGCGAACGCTCCATGCGGAGGCCACTCTGCCGAAGTTAGTGTGACCCAAGAGCTTCGCCGCGGTCTTGATCCCCAGTCCGATCAAGGCCATGCACTTCGAGCACTCCAGCCAAGTCAGCGGTTTGGCTGGCGACCTCACGCCGGTTCTGGCTGGCCGACCGGCCGGTGAGGTGAAGAAAGCCATTGAGAAATATGCCCGCGAGAAGCTGGTTGAACTCTCCCAATATGCGCCCGACACCCTACCTTGACGGTTTCCGTCTCGGGGTATCGCCGCCCCCGGAAATGCCCTTGCGCGAGTGGGTATCGGAGAACGTGTATCTCCCGAACTCGCCGGAAGGGGCGCGATATTCACTCGACGCGGTTCCGGCTCACGGAATCATTTTCGACTGGCTGGAGGATTCCGAGGTGAGGGAAATCGTCGTCTTGGCCTGCGTCGGGTTTGGTAAGACCGCCATCCTTGAATCGTGGTGCACGCGGATCGTTGCTGTTGAACCAGGTGACACGCTGGTTATCGGCCAGACCGCCGACATGGTGAAGGACTGGATGGAGTCCCGGATGAGGAAGGTTTGGCAGACCTCGCCGCTTACCCGCGACTACATCCCGACCGGCCCTGAGCGTTCCAACTGGAAGAAAGACTCCGTGATTTTCCGGCACATGAACTTCTTCGCGGGGGCGGCGAACGTCACCGACCTACAGGAGAAGTCCATGGTCAACACGGCCGGGGATGAGTGCTGGCGATGGGATGACGGCATGATCGGATTCCTCCTGAAGCGCCATCATGGACGATGGAACCGCAAGAACCTGCTCATGTCCCAGGGTGGAGTTGAGGGCAGCGAGTGGCACAAGCACGCGAAGGATGGCAAGTGGCATGAGCTTGAGCATATTTGCCCGAACTGCACGACTGGTGCTGTGTTTGATTGGGAAAATTTCAGCTACGACACGATCCGTGACGGCAACGAGGAATTGGACTGGCCTGCGATCTTCGCGACCGTCCGCCTGAAATGCCCGCACTGCGGAGAAGAGTTTGAGGACACGGAATACAACCGTCGCCAGTGGGCAAAATGCCGCCCGGTTTGGGACGAAGGGCGATACATGCCAGAGAGGATGACGGTGAGGGCAACCTTCATGACCGTTTGGCGCTACCGATGGAGCGACATCGTGAAGGAATGGATCATCGCGAATGAAGAGAAGAAGACGGGGCAGCTTGAGAAGCTGGAGCAGGTAATCACGCAGCGTTTCGCGTCGTTCTGGAAGCCCCCGAGCGATACCCCGACGCTGGTTTTGTCGGGCGACCCCTACAGCAAGAAGGAATACCACGACGGGCAAAAATGGGAGCTGGAGGACTTCCGTTTCATGTCGGTTGACAACCAGAAAGGGCACAGGTGGGTGTCAATTCGGGCGTGGAAGATCGGCGGGCAATCGCGCCTCTTGTGGGAGGGTCGGCTTGAGACATGGGACAATGTCCGATACCTCCAAGAGCGTTTCGGGGTGGAGAATCGGTGCGTGTTCGTGGACTGCGGATACCAGCAAGAAGAGGTGGCAAACGAGGCAATGAGGGCGATCACCACCAAGGATTCGCGGGCGTGGAATCTCACGAAAGGTGCGGACGTTGATGGCTACATCAAGGCATTTGGGGACAAGAAGTATCGGCGGATTTTCGGCGACTACATCAACTGTATCTCTTCCGCCGGGAAGCCCTACGTCATCATCCCATTTTCAAACCTGCTCGCCAAGGACCGGCTCACGGCACTCATGGGCAGCGGGGATTACGGGGTGCCGACCGACGCCTCGAAAAACTACCATGTGCAAATGCAGAACGAGCGGAAGCGCGAGGTGAAGCCTGGACTTTGGCGGTGGGAGCTTTTGAAGCAGCACGCCCCGAACCACTTGTGGGACTGCGCGGTGATCGATGTTGTTGCCGCGTGCATTTTCAAGGTGCTGGTGGCAATGGAGGAAGTCAAATCGTGACCGCTTTGACACCGCCCGGATTTCAATGGCGGCGAGCGCACTCACGACGGCACAGGAGCTTTACGACTACGCTTGCGGGAATCCCGGCCGCATTGCGGAGGTTTCCGCCGCGTTCGACGCTGCCGTTTCGGCCGGGGTTTTGACCCGCGGAGGGTCGAGCGACATCACCAGCGCGAGCAAGAACGGAGTCAGCTACCAGAAGACGGTCGGGCTATCGGAAGTTGACCGCCGCGCCGCTCTGAGGATTGCCACAACGTGCCTTTCGGCGGGAGTCCGCCCGTCCTCGCGCTCTTACGTTCGATTCTAACCATGGCCAGCATCATCCTCGACGAATACGGGCAACCTTTCGCCAGCCGCCGACCCGCAAGGGCGGCAGAGGGCAACACTGGATCGCGCCCGTATGAGGCGGTTGAGATGAAGGACATCGGCGATTTGGTCCCGTCGTGGGACCGGAAAACGATCCTTTCGGCATCGCGGAAGCTCTACTTGAACGAGGAAATCCTCAAAGGGGCGATTGAGCAAAAATCCATGTATGCCATCGGCAAGGCATGGCTTCCGATCTTCAAGGGAGCGGATGAAGATTTCGGGAAAGCCGCGGCCGAATGGCTTTCTGGCGAGTGGTTCAAGATTTGCGACATCCGGGGGAGTGAATACGACTTCACAACCTCGCTTTACCTGACATCGAACGCAATCGACCGCGATGGCGAGGGGTGGGAGCTGCTTACCGAAGACAAAACCGGGTATCCGCGAATCCAACAAATCCCGGCGCACCGTGTCGGCTGTAGCTACAACCAAAACGGCAGCTATATCAAGGAAGGCCCGTATCGAAACGCGAAGATCCGCGACGGCATCGCATACAACGGCTTAAACCAGCCGGTTGCCGCGTGTGTCATGAGCGAGGACGGCAAGGAGCAGTGGGTCTCCTATCGGAATCTGATTCACAATTTCGACCCGTCTTGGCAGGAGCAGGGGCGAGGGCTGCCCGCGTTCACGGCGTCGATCAACTCGCTTCGCGACATGCTCCAGAGTCACGAATGGGAGCGGCACGCGCTGATGATGGCGTCGGCCATCGGCCTGATCGAGAAGAATGACATCGGAGCGCCGGAAGTTGGCGACCCTGGAGTTGCGCTAACCCAAACCACGACAACCGCGCCAACTAGCGGCGTCACCGTGGAGAATTTCTCCGGCGGCATGATGAAATACTTCCGTGCGAATAGCGGCGGGGGCATCGAGCAGTTGAAAAACCTCCGCCCCGGCCCTGAATGGGAATCGTTCCATGACCGGATCATCCGAGCCGCGCTGGCTGGCGTAAATTGGCCTTACTCTCTCGTCTGGAAAGCATCGGGCCAAGGCACCGCCGAGCGTCACGAAATCGCCAAGGCCGAGCGGGCGGTTGAGGACCGGCAGGAACTGCTCAAAAAGGGAGCAACGCGCAAAGTCGGATACGCCGTCGCCAAGGCCATCAAGCTTGGAATCCTCCCGCCGTCGCCGGACTGGTGGAAGTGGGAGTTTACGATGCCGCGCAAGCTCACGATTGACGATGGCCGCGTCAGCAAGGAGCAGGAAGCCGGGTGGAAATCCGGATGGATGAACCACGCGGATATTGTCGGGGCGCACGGCAAGAACCTTGAAGACCATTACGAAGCGCGCGCCCGCGAGGTGTATCTCCGCAAGCAAGCGGCGAAGCGGTGGAGCAAGGATGGAATCGAGATTGAAGACCGCGAGATGGCGATGCTTACCCCGAACGACATGGGTGAGACCGCCGAAAAATCACCAACCAAGGAAGAATCATGACTTCGATCACCCCAACAATCTCGCAACTGCGAATGCTCGCGAGTCTTCGCGGCAAGCAATGGATGATGCTCCCGGAGAGCATCCAATCTTTCGCGCTCGCCGCTCTCGACGTGCCCGAAAAGGCGAACGCGCTGAATATCCAGATCGAGGACTTCTTTGAGCTTCGCCCCGCCGCCGTGATGGACGCGGACGGCATCGCGCATGTCTGGATTCATAACGCATTGGTTGATTCCTGCCCCGCGATTTACGAAAAGCTCGGGCTTTGCACCCGATACTCGACGATCACTTCGGAAACCGAAGCGGCGATTGAGCAGGGGGCGAAAGGCATCCTATTCCACGTTGATTCGCCGGGCGGCACGGTCTCCGGCAACGTCGAATGCGCCAAGATGATCGCAGAGCTTTCCCTTCCGACCGTCGCGCATTGCCACGGTCTCGCGTGTTCCGCCGCCTACAAGCTTTCATCCGGTTGCGACGCCATCATTGCAAGCGAATCCGCCACGGTCGGGAATATCGGCACCATCATGTCATGGGCGGACTGCTCCGAGTTCTGGCGCGAGCAGGGGATTGAATTCAAGGCGCTGGTTTCCGAAGGCGCGGACCTGAAATCGACGTTCCATCTTGAGCCGGACGAGACCCAGCTTGCATTCCTTCAAGAAGGCATCAACGCGGCGGGCGAGAAGTTCCGCGAGCATGTCGCAGCCGGACGGGAAGCAGCCGGAGCAACGCTGGACCCGGAAATTTGGCGGGCCGGTTGGTATTCTGGAGAGCGGGCCGGAGGGCTTGGGTTGATTGACGGAATTGGCAGCACGGAAGATGCGCGGCAATGGTTGATTGCCCGCACGATTTGACACCGCCCGAAAGCATATGGCACTTGGATTTCTAAC